TACTATAACACAGACGGCAACCTGCATACTATAACATCAACATGCATTGCATAGTGGTTTTTTATTTTTCACATTCCAGCATATCCAGGGACTGCGGGTGAATGCGAGAGACCAGGTGATTGTATGTAATATCTTCGTCTACGGCAATCTTCTCAAAAGTGTCACCGTTCAAATACCGCCGACGCAACACACGCCGGTGCAATGGGCTGCGTACCTGCTCAATAGCAGTCTCAATTTCTGCCCGCTGCAACAGAGCAAGCCGGACTTGTTGGTCCAGCTTCTCTTTCAGTTCTATAATGCGATCTACCGTCAAGGTAAAATCTGCCCGCTGCCCGCCTCCCGGCGTGGGAGAGAGGGAAGCCGTGATCTTTTGCGCCCGGCTGTTCAGTTCTTCGATCTCCTGTTGTGTAATCTCAACCTCCGCCCAGCACTCCCGATAGCGTTGCAGCCATTCCTTCTTTTCGTTGTTCGTCATTTTTCCTCCTGCTTTTTATTCCGCTCATTTCTTAAAGTTCGGACCAAAGCCGATCACGCCGAAAAATGCAACAATGACCGCCCCGGCCACAAGAATGATTTGTGCTGCTATACACATCCTGCTCACCTCCCTGTACTCCCGAAACCGACGGCGCCGCGTTCTGTTTCTGCCAGCTTGTCCAGTTGGATGTTCATTCTTTCACCTCTTGAACATCAATTAGCACAGATTTTAAGTTTACCCAAATCGGGCAGGTGCCACATTGCGGCACCTCTCATTTGGACAACACCGAGCTGAACTTCTGCGGACGGCTCAAACTGGGCAAGGTAGCCTTGCAGGTCTGCCACCTTGAGCGTTTCTGTTCTTTTCTTATTCCACAGGTGCTTTCTAATCATTTTCATGCTTGTCGCTCCTCATCGTATGCTATTTCCGTACAGTACCTTGCCAGTTCATCATGAAGCGACTGTGGAATTTGCGTTGACAGTTCTATGATCTGTGTCTTTGGCTTACATTTGGTGCACCACTCTTCCATGTGGTCATGGTTCATTCCCATTAGGGCGTATGGGCCGTAAACGGTCATGCGGCGAAAACACACATCGCAGTGGTAACATTGCTCGCAGGTCATTGTGCCACCTCCAAATTCTTTGCAGTCGACTGCAAAACGGAAATAACGGCGGCGGAGAGCTTGGCTCCGGTGGCCGGATCCTTGGCATTGATCTTGCCGATCAGTTCCTGTACCTTTGCGGCGGTTTGTTGCAGCTCGGTGAAGTACACCCGGCAGGCGGCTACATCCGTGTCTGCACCCGCTGCCTTGGCTTGCCGAACAGCGGCGTCCAGTTTGGTGGCACTGCTGTCCAACTGCCGTTTCAGGTCTGCCTTTTCCTGCTCCAGCTTTTCTACAGCGGCTTTCTTCTCGGCGTCTGCCTTTGCCGTTGCCAACTTAGCTTTGTATTCCTTTGCGGCTTCCCTTTCCGCTTCCTTTCGGATCGCCTCCGGGTCCGGCGCTGCATCGGCCCGCTGCTGCAATTCTTCCAGCTGGGCGCTGTACTTGGATTTTACTTCCTGCTCAATGGAAGAACGGAGTGCGTCCGTGTCCACCGGCTCCGGTGCTTCGCTTAATTCGCTCTGTGCCTGCCCAAGATCAAAGGTTAGCTGTTCCGTCTGCTTCTTGTACCGTTCCACCTCAGCTTTCAGTTCACGGACTGTTGCGCTCTCCAGGTCCACATCCGCCGTGAACCCTTCCCGCTCGTAACTGCTGATTTGAGAGATCAGCTCCAGCTTGGTGATCCCCAGGTCGGCGTGGTCGGCCATATACTTCTGACCCAGCTTTTCATAGGCTGATATGTAGGAATAGGCTTGCCGCTGCTTAATGCCGCAGGCTTGCTCGGCGTACTCTTCGAATGTGTCATAGCCCAGCTCCGTGTATAGGCCCTCATCCCGCATGGTCTTAAGATCGTGACACACATCTACCAGTGCTCTGGCCATTACCTGGCCGTTGGCCAGGATCCTCGCGTGGGTGTCGTAGGCTTTCTGGGTTGCGGGCGTTACTTCTTGCATTGTAGTGATTTGGTTATCCATAAGTCCTCCTTAACTGACTGTTTTTGCTTTTCTGTTTGACTTTAGATAGGCAAGCCAGGCTTGCATAAACTCCTGCACATCCGGCGGTGCAGGTCGGTTGTGATCGGCTCTGCATTGAATAACGGCGCCGTTTTTGAACTCAACGGTCACATAGGATTGATCCGGGTCCGACTGCTTGCGGACGAAAAGTATATCCGTCTTTCTGTCAAGGTATTGTTCCGTGTAACAGGAGTACACACAGTTGTGTTGGGCACAGCCCTCTTTTAGCAGATCCTCCGGCCCCTCGGCCGGCCGAATGAACAGTCCGCTGCTGGCGTATGTATATTTTCGTTTCAGCTTTGGCAGATCCTTAGCTAACTTCTTTGCCCGCTCGGCTTGCTCTTTTGCTTTCTTTTCGTTGGCTCGGTGAGTCAATTCTTCGGAATACTGCCGGTGCAGATCTCGCAGGTTCTGCGGTACGGCTACCTCTTTACGGTTAACATCCAGGCCCAACCGCCTGCACTGATCCAGATAGTCGCTGTAATCTGAGAGCACATTTGTTGGCGTTCCATATCCTCCCGCTGCCTGCCGGTTTACCCAGTTTATTGCCTTTTGCGGAGATAGGTGCTGCCGCAAAACATCAAGCGCCTTGTAGCATTTTCGCTGACTCCATGTGTATTGGAAAGCAAGAAAAAAGAGAATATTTTTATCTGTCATTTTGCAGCCGTATTTTTTCAATGCCTTGGTTGCTTTGAGTGTTGAACAGCAAATGTTGTCTTGCGTTTTTAATTTGCGGTACTCCTGCTTGGTTAGTCGCATGGCCTTGTATGGCACCACTTGCTTGTAGTCCATACCGGTTGTGCAGTCCCACTCCACTTGTTCGGCTACCAGGTCACCGTTGCCCTCTTTTATTAGACGCTCTGTAAGCACCGGGTACCGGCTGTATTGATAAAGTAACCCAAGCAGGTTAACAGGATAGTTTGTTATTGTGCTTCGATAAAGCTGCTGGGCACACTCGTGGTATGCTTCCCATGGAAGATAGCGCAGATTGCTCCTCTCCAGCGCCTCTTCAAAGCCAAGCAGCTTTGCTCCCTCTCCCTCTGTACATTTCCAGCTGTTGTGATCCAGCTTAACCGGCTCCACCGTGCATGGCAGTCGGAGTGTTGGCTTTTGCTTTATGCTTATGTACAGCCCTCCACCGTATGTTTGTTCGGCTACAAAGTGCTGGCCGAGATTGAAGTATGCAGCGTACAGCAGTGTGCCCCTTTCCGGCGCGGCTTTATAGTTGCGCGTATAATCCTCATACACTCGAACGAAAGAAAGCAATATACCGCCGTTCCGTGTTCGCTGTGTTACCGCCACCACTGCCGTGTTTATCAACTGACTACGGCCACGCCCGGCGTCTTTGACTTGAACTTCGTGCCCGCAGACCGGGCAGCATACGGTGTCGTTATGCCGTGCAGAGCGGCAGGCTGCGTGCTTGTCCGTCCATAGTCGCATGTTCTCAATATCGATCTGCACATCCTTGCCGCAAGCGGTACAATAGCCATACCTGTGATCGCATTCTTTGTACTTGAAAAAGTATTGCTCATTGACGAATACCTCTTCGTGGGCAAACTTCTTGATCTTTTTCTCCGGCAGTTTCGGGCGGCCGTTCCAAATCTTCCGAGCCTGTTCCTGCGTAAGCGTGTTCAGTTTCTTTCCCATATCGACACCTCACAGCAGATCCAGCAGGTCGATGATCTCCGCCTTGGTCTCTTCGGCAGTAAAGCCGTAATAGCCCGCTGCCCATTCGTATACGGTGTCGTCTGGCACGGCTGTGCAGTTGCCTTCTGCTTGTTTTCGTGCGTTGCTTGTGATGTGATCCTAGCAGCCTTTCAGACTCTTGCCCTCAGCCAACACCTTATCCGCATTTTCGTCATTCACCAGGTTGTGGTCAATAATGTGGGAACACAGCAGGCGCACTGTGGCGCTGCCCATCTTCTCCGCCTCCTGGTCGATCTTATCAATGGCTTTTTGGATTTTCTCGGTCATTTCAGCGTTACCTCCTTGATCTGCGCCAGCGCGCAACGCTGGCAGTGCTCGTCCAGTTCCGGCTTGTCCAGGCCGCACCGGTTATTGATTGAGCCATAGATACACACATCTCGGCATATCGTCGCCAAGATTGCAATAGTAGTTTTTTCGTTCTCATTCTTCATTGTTGCGCTCCTCAAAGGCCATACCGGCCACGGTGCCCAGGTTGATCAGATCCCGGCATACAGCTTCTGCTTTGGACAGATCCATTGTGCTGATCACGCCCTGCACGATCAGGCCGGACTTAACTACCACCAGGTCCCCGCGCTTGTACAGGTAATATCCCTATTCTTCCTTTTCGATAGGTTGCAACGCTCTTCTGTTGATGAATGTCATGCCCGCACCTACAATCAGCGGTTGCCATACAGCGCCTGCGGCTACAATGCAGGTGTCCAGCGGGGCGGCATATTCTTCATTGGGGCATTGGTCTGCCAGCGGCAGATCCGCTTTTGGCATTCTTGTCATGATCACGCTGTCATCCTCTGCCAAGTCAGCGACCATGCGCAGCGTCTCCGGCGTGTATTCAGGGTGGCCGTACAGGATGTAACCGCAGCTGCCATTACTGAGCATTTGCTCGCCGTCAGGCAGGTCATATAGAAAATAGGCCTTGCTTCGTTTGCAAATGGATAGCAATTTTTTGAAATTCATTTTTCCGTCTCCTTTATGCTGATGCCGTGAATGTACAGCATCAGCTTTCTTTTGATGATGTATTCCTTTGTTTTGGCGCCCTTGGTGTCCTCTACCACCCATTTCCAGGTGCCGTCCGGCTGGCAGACCTCATATACAAAGTCCGCTTTATAAATCACCGGGCGCTCTTTTCGGTGTTCGCCGACCCCTGCCGGGATCAACTCATAAGGGACCTGCTCCCGCAGGTTGCGCACCAGGCCGTGCCGTTCCAACAGTTGCAGCTCCTTTGCCCGCTTGCACTCGCTCCGACTGTCATAGGTGCGGCCGTCCATTTGGGCTTTTACTGCGTGGTATTTGTTCCCGCCTTTGGCCCGCTGCCGGAGATACTCCTGGTACTGGGCAGCAGTCCAGTGTTCTTGGGTACCCATTAGCCCGCTGCCTGTTTCTCTACGGAGTAGGCCATACGGATGAATTGGTGCTCGACGGCGCCAATCTTCCTTTGTTCCTGCTCCATGCACTTTTGCATGTACTTACTGGCCAGCACTGCCTCCTCAAATTCCCGGCGCAGATCGTCCGTCATGCCATACTGGCCCAGGCCCTTGGTGCTCTTAAAGGCGTCCCACTTAGGCCGGATCAGCGGGTGGTTGATGTTTAGCTTGAAGCCGTAGGCGTTGTGCGGTGCCAAGATCAGCTGGGTTTGGCGTTCCTGTTCCAAGTTTCGCACCTTGTCCCGCATTTGTTCCCATTGCTGTATGTATGTCATTGTCGCCCTCCTAACACCGCCGGTGCGGTTGGTTCTTTGAGATCGGGCAAAGCACATAGGACTGGTACTTGAACCCGGTGACTTCGTCCTCCCAGTTGTTCAGGGTGTCCCGGACAACATAATAGCCCTTTGGTGCCTTTGGCTCGTCCGCCCAGTGGTCATTATAAATGATTTTGTACTCCGGCTCCGGTACGGTCAGGTTGCGACTGCGGCTGTAGCATACCTTTGCTTTGGCCGTGTTGTACTTACCTTTGTGCCCTTGCTTGATATGTGTTTCCTCACGCAGGTACCCACCGTAGGTGTGGTGGTCTCTGTCATCAACCGGCACAAAGTCCACCCGCCCATACGGCCACCGAGGCAGCTTGGCTATGTCGATGCCGGACAGCGCCATGTGAATATGCGGGTTCTTGTCCGGGGTCTCAATGGCCCTCATCCATTTGAACTCCACACCTGCCTTTTTGTAGGCATATCGCAGTTTGACCATATATGCCGCCCACAGTTTCTTGATCTCTTGCAAATTCTTGGGTCTGTCCGCCTTACGGAATGTAAAGGTAGCGGTCAGATCACCTGGACCAAAATTGGCGTTAAAAATCATCTCTTGCTGTAGGCACGCCTGGCGATTGTTTACAATGGCCTGGGCCTCACTTGTTTTGCCGTAGTTGCTCCCTCTGGTGCATTTGTGTTTGCTGCCATAGCGCGAGGAGTAGTGGCGCTGGATATAGATACATCTTCCCGCATGGACGGTCTTTTGCACCCATGGCATTTTGGTTTGCTCCTTTCTGGACGGACCGGCACTCTATGGAAATGCTGGAAAACGCTGATCGGCTCCCGGGTGGAAAAGCAAGTTTCCCACCGGTTCACCGGCGTGTTCCACATTCCCACAGAGCACAGCTCCTCATTATGCGGCGCGGGTGCACACCCTGTTGCCGCCGGTCTCCTGCCTGCGCCTGAACCCGCTGAAGAATGCCAAGCGATATATATTTTTGCCGTTGGGGTTTTGCGCCTAAAAATAATACTTTGAACGAGGAGCAAAAAAGGAGCACAGACCCCTTTTTTCGCCCTTGCCGCACGGCTTGTCCTTGACTTCTCTGCGGTCCTTGATATATAATGTAATTAGCGCAGGCGTTTTACTTTCTTTTCGCCGCCTGTGTTCAAGTCGACTGGTCGCTCAGTCGGCTTTTTCTTTTTGCCCGCCGCTTTGTTCGTCGCCATACTCCAGCGGCAGCATAATGGCTGTCACTTTCGGCAATTCCATCAGAGCCTTGGTTTTCCGCTCTGCGATGACTTCCAGCGCCTCGTAGTTGCCGTCGCCACGCACATACACGGTATCGCCGGCTCTGACGGTGTTCCACGGCGCCCGCAGGACAATGTGGTCCTCGTCCAGTTTAGCAATTACCAAATCAATGTAATCTTCCATTTTCATCATCCTTTCCAAGTTGAATGGCGTGCAGATACGCCAATTCAAAGTCTGTCAGCGGTGCTACCAGCACCACCTTGTGGTTTTCGTCCTCAATCACCAGCCGTTTATCCTGCTGCGGCTCGTCCTCGTCCTTGGGCAGCACGAACACTGCCAGGGCGATCAGCCCACATCCGGTTCCGCTGCTTGCCACAGACACCCACCAATAGGGGTTGTCCGCCACCAGGCAGCAGCCAAGCAGCACCAGCAAAAAGCCGGTAATCACCAGGACCACGCCTGCCTTTTCTCGTTTCGTCATTGGTTTGTCCTTTCTTTGCAGTTGACTGCAAAATCAATATTTGCCTGCATTATAGGCGTGGAACGCCGGGGCGAACACAGCCAACTTTGTGCCGTTCTCACCCAACTGAATGAGAGGGAAGCCCGGGCGGTGCATATACTGCCGCGCCGTTGGTATGCTACAGTTCAGGTATGCCGCCACATCTTCCGGACCAAGATACAGTTTTGTACCCTTGACCTTGACCTCTTCCTCTACAGCTTCGGCGGTGCGGATCAGGTCAATATAGCTTTGCAGGCGCTCCATACGCTGCTGCACGGCGGCGTCGAAGTCGTCCATTGCCAAGGGGCTGTCCTTGTTGATGGGTACTTTCATTGTTATTTCTCCTTTCTTGATTAGGCCAGCCCTTTGGGCAAGCGGCAGAGCCGCAAGCTGCCCGCTGCACGGCAAAAGTGCCGTTGGCGATAAATGTGATGTTGGGTGGGGCGGGCACCGGAAGCAGGAATATAATGGGTAAATTTGACAAAAAAGAAAAGAAGAAAGAGAAGAAATGAAAAAAGGTCCCGCTGCCTGCGTATCTCTGCCGCCGCCCAAAAGGCTGGCATTGGTTGTAAATTGTTGCTATAATGATGTTATTATGACGAAAGGACGAAATCAGATGAAATTAAACAAAGACTGTGTAAGAGAGGTACTGATCTACCTTGAAGAGCACCTTGGTTACAATGACCACTTAGACGCCTCTACCATTCAAATAGACCCATACACTTCTGAAGAAATCTTGTATACAATCAGCTTGCTGTCAGAGGCCAGATACATAAAGGCCGTCTCGGTTGCAGATCTATGCACCACACCAACATATTTTGTGGAATCCATCCTCATGCCAGGTCACGATCTGCTGGATAACATCCGAGATGACAATGTATGGAGAAAAACAAAGAAAATTGCTTCCAAATTTGCCTCTGCTTCTCTGAATGTTCTCTCATCCGTCGCAACCAGTGTCTTATCATCAATGTTGCTTAATCCACCTACCGTTTGAATTGGTGTTCCAGCACCTGGCGCAGGCACTTCTCCATATCCGCTTCGGTGAATTGGATGTTCTTGTGTGCCAGAAAATACAGAACCGCACGCAGCTTCCAATGCTCCATCAGAGCACTGAGCGCTGCTAAGGCGGCAAGAACCAATACAACAATCACTTTTATTCACCTCGCTTTAACTGCCTGCTGCTTATCTAAAGGCTGGCCGTGTATTTAGTTGTTGCGCTCGGCGATGATCTCGTTGATTGCGCCGAGGATGCGCTCTTCTCCGCTTTTTGATTTTCGCTTTCCGCCGAGCACATTACAAAGATATTGCGGAGACCAGTTGAGTTTCCTGGCAAGGTCACGCTGCGTGATCTTGTTCATGTGCATTTTTCCTATTGCTGTTTCAATCCAACTGTCCAAAAAATATACCTCCTCCCAGATTTTTTTAAAAAGTGGTTGCATTTATTAAACCTGTGTGCTATACTCATCTTGTCCAAAGAATTAAACACAAAGTTGCTAACGCTGTTGAAATAGTTTAACGAATTCAACCACACTTGCATTATAAGCCAATTCGTTCAACTTTGCAACACAAAAAGTCTAATTTGTTAAACTTTGTGTAATTTGCACAAAACAAGGAGGCATTTTTTGTGTTTTATGACCGCTTTCAACATATATGCAATGAGGCCGGTATCTCGCCTTCACGAGCCGCTATAGAATGTGGCTTTAATAAAGGCAGTGTCTCCTTTTGGAAGAAAAAATATGAGAATGGAGAAGATGTAGAACCCAAACTGGAGATACTTAAGAGCATTAGTGAGTATTTCGGTGTGTCTATTGACTACTTAACTGGAAAAACGGACATAAAAAATCCCCCGGACCAACAAAGTCCGGAGGAGATAGCCAAAGTGGCACTATTTGGTGGTGATGGTGAAGTCACCGATGAGATGTGGAACGAAGTTAAAGGATTTGTTGAGTTTATAAAGGATAAGAGAAAGAGAGAGAATGACAACAACTGAGTCCCTGCTCGATCTCATCGAGCAAAACAACATAGAGGTGTATCTGGGCAGTATGCCCGCTGCCAAGTCTGCGTCTGCCAATATCGGCGATGATTATTACATAGCACTTGACGAGCAGAGCCTGGAGAGCACCGCAGAGGCCCGCTGCCGCCTGGCACATGAAGCCGGGCACTGCATAACCGGGTCGTTTTACAACCTATACGCACCGCTGGACCGGCGCAGTAAGCACGAACGCCGGGCAGACAAATGGGCGGTGAAAAAGTTGATCCCCAAGGACGAGTTGGAGACGCAGCTGCGCCAGGGGCTGGAGCCTTACGAGTTGGCCGAGTATTTCAATGTGACCGAGAACTATATACACAAGGCCATTGAATTCTACTTTGAATGTGGAATGTCATAATTCACGGCACGCCGTGATTATAGATGTAATAACTTAATAAGAGGAAAAAAGAAATGAAAAAAGAATATAAAATCCTTTTGTATGCATATCCGTTTATTATTGCGATTTCTATCTTGGCTACAGTAGGAGTACCGCTGTTTGCTTTGGCTGATGTAGCGTTTCTCGTGCTGTACTATTATATTTTGCAGAAATCATTTTCAAGCCTAAAAATAATTAAAAATGCCGACGAATACGCGGCGTTTACGAATGCCAATGCAGATCAACGCGTGCAGGACGCCAAAGCGGCTACGGAAAAAATGCGAAAAGAAACAGAGGACAGTTGTACTCAAAAAATTCAAGCTGTTGAGCGTGAACTGACGCAAAAACGGAAATGCATTTCTCAGTTGAATATCGAAATCCACAATCTTAAAGCTGAAATTGAAGTGGCACAGCAAGAAGCGATTGCCGTTTCTTCTTCCGTCCCGGTAGACTATGATATATCGTCTGCAGAATATAAAGACAAATTTGCTCTTGCACAACTTAATGAAAAGGAATGCATTTCCTCAAATAATGCCGTCTCTGTACATTCTGACGCGCCAAAGTCTGTTATAAATGCAAATGTGAAACAGATCCTGCGTTGCTTTAATTCGGAAGCGGCGGCTATTATTAAGAATGTTACTACTCGGAACATTGACGGTGCGCGCTCTAAAATCATCAAGTCCTTTGAGATGCTTAACAGAATTTTTGCACCGGACGGAGTGGAACTCAACCGCCCGCTGCTGGAGATTAAACTGGAACAGCTCAACTGTATGTACGGCAATCAGGTGATGGCAGAGCGCGAAAAGGAAGAACAACGCGCGATCCGAGAGCAAATGCTCGAAGAAGAAAAAGTGCGCCGCGAAATTGAACGCGAAAAAGCAAAGCTCGATAAGGAAGAACGGCAGTTCAAAAATGAAATTCAGAAACTCATGACTTATCTACATAAAGCGGATGATATTGAAAAGCAGCTTTATGTTGACAAGATAAAAGAGCTGGAGTCAAAACTCGGCCTGTTAGAGCAGGACAGAAAAAATGTACTCGATCGGGAGCAGAATACGCGCGCCGGCTTCGTCTATGTAATATCCAATATCGGCTCTTTTGGAGAGAATGTATATAAAATTGGAATGACACGACGGTTAGAGCCTATGGACCGTATAAAAGAACTCAGCAGCGCTTCCGTACCATTTGAATTTGATGTTCACGCTATGATTTTCTCTGAGGACGCGCCGGCGTTGGAGACGGCTTTGCACCGGCAGTTTGATGATCGGCGTATAAATCTTGTAAACAGCCGAAAAGAATTCTTCCGCGTTTCGCTTTCTGAAGTTGAAAAGGTAGTGAAAGAAAACCATAATGCTACGGTCACTTTTACCGCCGTTGCCAAAGCGGAGGAATACCGTCAGACAGTAAGGCTTCTTGAAAGCGAGCAGGTATAAAATCGTTTTTTGACGCCGACATAATAACAAATAAAAAAAGCCCTACCCTGCGCCAACAGGATAGAGCCGATAAGTAGGATTGTGTAATACAATACCCACCCAACACTGGTTATTGTATCACAGCCCTGCAAAAAAATCAAGCAGGGCATTTTTGCGCCCTTTTTTAGGTGCTGCCCGCTGCTATATGCAAAGGAGAAGTGTGTACAATGCCAAGAAAAAGAGGGAATGGTGACGGAACCATCTATAAGATGGAAAGCAAAGGCCTATGGGCTGCCCAGCTGACTATAGGCGTGGACGCCAACGGCCGGCCCAAGCGCAAAACTGTGTACGGTAAGCGACAGGCAGATGTGCGGGCAAAGCTGGACGCTTTGAAAAATGAACTTTCCACCGGCTCTGTAATTGAGCCGGACAAGATCACCGTTGCCCAGTATATCTTATCACTTGTCGAGACAGACCGGGCGCTAAACCAGATAGGGGACAATACCTACCTGCGCAAGCTGGCCAGCTGTAAACGGATCGCCGCCAGTTCCATAGGCGACTGCCCGCTGCAATCCGTAAGGCCACCACAGGTAACCCAATACCTAATAGAGATCACCAGCTGTTCCAATTCGGTAATCGCCAAGGACTACGCCCTGCTGGCCCGCTGCTTCCGCACGGCTCTTGATAACGATCTGATCCGCAAGGATCCTATGCGTGGCATGAAAAAGCCAAAGAGCAACAAGGCCACCCGCAAGGTGCGTGCTTTGACCGTAGAGGAGCAGACCAGGTTTGTGCAGGTCATGAACGACCAAGAGCGTGGCTGCCGATACTGGGAGCAGATGATGTTAATGCTCAGCACAGGAATGCGTATGGGCGAGATCAACGCCTTGGATGTGCACGATGTCAATTTGACATTCCGCACCGTGAATGTGCGACGCACGGTGACCAAGGATCAGACGGACCACGCTGTTATAGGCACAAAAACCAAGACCTATGCCGGGCAGCGGCTTTTGAGCCTGACAGACGCCCCATACCGCATTTTATCCGAATATATGGAACGGTGGCAGCCCAACCGCTTGGATCTGCTGTTCTACGACTTCAAGGGTCACAAGGTACTGACCACCAGCCAAGTGAATTTGCAATTTCAGCGTATCTTAAAAAAATACAATGTGCTGGATCCGTCCATACCCGGCGTTGTATCCTTGCACAGCCTGCGGCATACATACGCCACCCGCTGCATTGAGAGCGGAATGCCAGCGAAGGTGTTGCAAAAGCGCCTTGGCCACGCCAATATAGAAACAACGCTGAACACCTACTGTGATGTATTCTCCGACTACGAACAAAAGTACACAGAGGCAGCAGACGCCTATATCCAGCAGCTTACCCCGAATGCTCCACAGAAAAGTGCTGCACAGATATAAATAAGAAAAGATAAGTGCCCCCAAGGAAATGGCTTCCGCTTTTCGTGAGAAATGCGCTGCTGATGGTATTGCACAGGCACAGATTATCAAGCAGTCGATCGAGCAGTTCTTGCAGCAGTAACGGCGTTGCAGTACTGTTGCAGTACAGAATGGCAGAAAGCCCGCTGCTAAGCCAAATTTTACGCCTATATTCTTGTCACCTCGACCAAAAGGAAGCAGACCATTCTTTAGAATGGCCTGCTTCCTTTTTTTGTTTATTTGCAAGATTTGAACTTGCGACACGAGGCTCCAAATGCGTAGCATTTGGCAGAAACAGTCCGGGGGACTGTTTCGCAGCGAGTGCCTCATATTTCTGTGATCGGCTGCCTTTTTTCTCCAGCGGAGCAGCACTTTTTCTCCGGCGTTGCAGTACTTATTGCAGTACTTGGTCATGCCAGGTATAAAAAAGCCGGGCAGTTTTGATCTGCTCGGTCAGGCCTGTGGGTTAGGTAGATTGAATTTGTGTCCGGTGCCTTGAAGAAATGCTAAATACCGGACGACGCAATCAGCATTTTAGAAGCTCTACGCTTCTAAGTAAAAAAGTAGATGGCGGGCGGCCACCCGCCATGGGTGTGGGCTGCCCGGGTAGGTGGCTGCCCGAGCCGCAGAAAGGAAAATAACACAAGGAAGTAAAAAATGAAAATAGGAGTACAAAATGTATAATGATAAGCATATATGCAAGACGGCCACCCGCCTTACAAGCCTACTGTACCACGCTTTGCAGTAAAGTACAATGAAAATCTGTTCCGTGTCGTTTCACTGTACCAAAAATGACCCTGTGAGCAGTGAAAGTGAAGTTCTTTGTTGACTGCCGGTGTCAGTGACCGACAATCCCTGTATAAATGGCGCGTTGCCAAAACTGAAAAAAGCCAATCGGGCGTCTTGCTCGGTTGGCTTTTTGCTTGCTTATTTTTCCGCTTTGATCAGATCCTTGACTACTTCGCCGGCTAGGATCAGACCTACCACGGAGGGCACAAAGGCTACGCTGCCGGGTGTGCTGCGGCGGCCGGGGTGATCCGGATCCTCCTGTCCGGCGCCGGCGGTGGGAATAGGCGGTTCCTCGGAGTAGACCACCTTTAGGTGGTGAATGCCCCGCTTTTTCAGCTCCCGGCGCATGACCCGTGCCAGCGGATCCATTTTCGTTTTCGCCAGGTCCGCCACCTGAAAGCCGGTGGGGTCCAGTTTATTCCCGGCGCCCATGGCGCAGATGATGGGCACGCCGGCGGCGTGGCAATGGGTCACCAACGCCAGCTTGGCGCTCATGGTGTCTACTGCGTCCACCACATAATCGTATTGGTTAAAGGGAAAATCCGCCGCCGTTTCCGGCAAAAAGAAGCAGTTGTGCTTGGTGATCTTGGCCGCCGGATTGATGTCTAAGATTCGAGCCTCCATGGCGTCCGTCTTGTACTGTCCCACGGTTTTGGTGGTGGCGATGATCTGGCGATTGATGTTGGACACGGCCACTGTGTCGCTGTCGATCAGATCCAGGTGCCCCACGCCGGTAC